ATGAAGGAGGAAACTATCATGAAGGAGTTTGTTTATTCGTATCCAATGAAGGTATATTTTGGAGAAGGCGCGGCAAGAAAGGCGATCGCGGCAGAACTTGGAAGGTTTGGAAAGACTGTGATGCTTGCATACGGCGGAGGTTCGATCAAAAAATCGGGAGTTTACGACGAAATGAGATCTCTGCTCACGGAAGCAGGGAAGGAGATCGTGGATTTTTCCGGGATCATGCCGAATCCTACATATGCGAAGGTACAGGAAGGTGCAGCTCTTGTCAGGGAAAAGAAAGTAGATTTTATCCTGGCTGTCGGCGGCGGAAGTGTCATTGACTGCTGCAAAGTAATCTCTGCGCAGGCAGTTCTTGATGAGGATATCTGGGACATGGAATATGGTAAGGGAAAATTCCCGACGACCGGGATCCCGATGGGAGCTGTTGTCACAGCATCCGGAACAGGTGCGGAGATGAATGCCGGGTCCGTGATCACTTGTGAGGAAAAAATGTGGAAGGGACCGATCTTTGGCACTGCGGCATCATTTGCGGTCCTGGATCCGTCCTACACGATGACGGTACCGAAGATGCAGGTGCTTTCCGGCGCATTTGACACATTGAGCCATGCGATGGAAACATATCTCGGGACTTCCGATCAGGACAATGTTTCCGATGATGTGGCATTAGCAGTCATGAGAAATACGGTTGTCAATATGCGGCGCGTTCTTGTGGATATCAATGATATTCAGGCGCGAGGCAATCTGATGTGGGATTCTGCGATGGCGGAGAATGGAATCCTGAAAGTGGGCCGTGTGACCGATTTCCAGGCTCATCAGATCGAGATCAGCTTGGAGCTTATACGGACTGCAACCATGGACAGGGTCTTGCGGTGATCCAGCCGGTTTACTATCGTCATATTTTGAAAGACGCAGAAGAAAAATTCACACGTTTTGCGAAAGCAGTGTTTGGCGCTGATACAGCAGAGGGCGGAATAAAAGCATTGGAAGAATTTGTGAAAGAATGCGGTTTTCCGACGAAGATGAGCCAGCTGGGATCAAATGTGGAGATCACACCGGAGGTACTCCGGAAAGTTGCTGATACCTGCGATATCATAAAGACAAATCCGCGTGAACTGGATCGCGAAGAAATCTATCAGATCCTGATGGAGTGAATGTAAATGCCGGAAATGCGTACGGCAACGGCAGCGGATCTTGATGGACAGAAAATTTTCTGAATTGTAAATGCTGAAAGATGCGGCTGAGGACAGATCCTGCGGCTCTATAATAGAAAGAACCGGCAGGATCTGTCTGCAGTGTGCAGGCGGGAAATATCCGTGCATGATGACAACTGCAGGGGACTTTGCAAAGATACACTTGACAATTCGAAGAAATGATGATAGGATTTGGGTTACATAAGGGTGTAGTTTTTGGTCCGGGGTCGCCCAGAAAAAACAATGCCGTGCGACAGAGACTGCAGACAGACTCTGCCACAGCTTAACTCCGAAGAGAGTGCCAGTAAGGGCTTGTACTGGTTTCGACGGGGACTTTGAAGCTGGTGAAGCTATCCGCATGCAATGCGTTAAATGGCAAACCTAAATATAAACGCTAACGACGAATTAGCATACGCAGCCTAATTTAGGCAGCTGTCGGCCTTAGAAGACCTGCATTTTAAGTCACCGGCATCATTTAAAGCAGGAAACGACACGTGCAAAGCTTTGCGCACGTGGGCGTATCATGAAGCTACCAAACGAGTCAGGATGTCTGCTTTCGGGCGCGGGAGGGAATTTTAAATAACAGACTATGATAGTAGAAGAACAGGGGATTGGTTTTCGGACAGGGGTTCGATTCCCCTCAGGTCCACTATAAGGGAAGTCTTGAAAAATCGGGATTTCCCTTATTTTATGCCTGTTTGCGAGAAATATTAAAAGATGTTATCAGCTCAAATAAAACGCTAAAAGTGCATATCTATGGGGAAAGTATCACACGAAATATCACACGAAATATCACACACTGAAAGTGTTTTTTTCTGCAAATGTTTCCCCGATTTTTAATAGTTCATCCTCGTACACATTTTCATATACACGTTTCAGGACATCACTTCCCGGTTTCCATCCGCCCATTGCTTCAATGTATCTTTGAGGGATTCCGTCGGCGTGCATCTTCGACGCAGCATAATGTCGGAGATCATGATAGCGGAAAGCTGGCAGACCGGAGCGGCGTAGGGCAGCAGAGAACCGATCATATACTTGATCCGGTGTAAGATCAAGGACTGTATCGTGCTTCCCATCATCCAGAGATTTGATTAGATCCATGACATATTTTGGCATGAGGATTCGGCGGTATGAACTGTAAGTTTTTGGGGCCTTCACGACCCATTCTGGCGAGTTTCCTATCTTGGCCATAGACTTATTCACTTCTATTGTCTGGGATTCGTAATTGACGTCTGAGAAGGTGACAGCACATGCCTCTCCACGTCTCATTGTTCCGATAGCCGCAAACAGGATTGCAAGCTTTAACTCTGTGGTATTGCAGTGATTGAGGAGTGCTTGCACATCTGCGGCAGTCGGAATATAGAGCTTCGGTTTTACCTTGGCAGGAAGAGTGACATTTAAGTCAAAGCGTGGGAGAAATACACTGAGAGACGCAGAAATAAGGCCTATGGTATTGCGTATACTTTTCGGCGTGATCGTCAGTGATAGCTCTGAAATAAAACGCTGTAAATCTTCGTTTTTTATAACTGTCAGATCCGTTCCACTGATGGAATAACGCTTGATTCTTCTTAGCGCAGTCTCGTAACCGGTAATAGTGTATGGAGACAGGACATTCCGCTTCATTTCAATGTACCTCTCGCACGCCTGTGCGACCGTCAGAGACTCTTTCAGCTCTCTTCGGTGATTCTTCCACTCGGTAGCCAAAGCCTGTGCCTGTGCCTTTGTGGGAGCTGTGAAGCTCTTGTAGTGTTTCTTCCCGTCATTATCCGTGTAGTCGTAGACCTGTACGCGGATATTTCCAGAGGGCAGTTCGTTTTTCTTTTTTCTTGCCATTAAACAATTCCTCCTTGCTTAAAATAAGGGGGAGTGCTACAATATAGGCATTCCAATATTGAAATCCATAACTCACATGTAACCTCCCCTGGTTGCAGAAATCCCCCAGTGATTCAGACCCACTGGGGGATTTTCTTATTTCATAATGAATGCCAGAAGAGCACCGGCAATGATGGCTCCGATAGCAATCATTACTCTTCCTTTTGCGTGCCAGCTATCTCCGATCATGCTTTCTGAAAATGATGAGCATTCAATTTCCGTATTCTCGTTTTCCTCTTTATCTGCTGTGAAAATCGCGCGAGGGGCTTGGTTTACAACAGAAATCCTTCCGTGCTTAACAATATAAGACATATCGTTACTGAAATCAATTCTCCAGTTTGTTGCAGTTCCAGACAGGCGGCAAACTTTATTTATATCTACTTGTAATTTAATGGCGGTGCTAAAAGGACGTTCTACATATAAATAAAACAATCTACCATAAGTATATATAGGGTCCCAATGTGATTGATGATATAAAATATTAAATCCCGAATGTGAACCTATGTACATATCCAGAAAATCCGTGGTGAGTTCTTGCGCCGTTCTTCCATTATAATCAAAATGCAAATATTTATTGAATTGTTCACGGTCTGTTTTATATAGTTGATTAAAATAAGTGGTGAGCGTTTGGTAGTTGGCTTTCCGCGCCACATTTTCACCGGAGTAGTCAGCCATTCCCATATCTTCAACCAACCCCATAGAGTGAACAAAGTCATAGTATTGTTTATATGATATGTAAAAGACATGATGCTTAACTTTATAAAACCCGTAATATGACTGCCTTTTGTTTGTTATGCCTTCTTTGATTTTTTCAAATAAACAGCCACATATTCCGATGACATATATCCCACCAAAGGTAAATACAACCATTTTTAGCATGTCCATATCTAACACGCCCCCTGTCATTTCAACCTCAACTCCAGCAGTTCCTTCGGATATCCCGTACACTGGCAGAATTGCTCTTCGGTATATCCCCGGTACTGCGTCAACAGTTCCTCTGATATCAGCAGGTGTGCCGCGAACAGGTTCGCCCTGCGCTCCAGCTTCGATACCAGTAATAATGTTTTATTGCGTATAAAGTAACAGTTCGCCTTGCGGTCTAAGAGTGCGTGACCTAACTCATGCGCCATCACAAGGCGAAGCTCTTCACGGTTCAGCTGATTACTTAAGAATATGTACCGGTGGTTCTTAAGGAACATGTAACAACCTTCGTGCTTGCAGTTCCCTATCTGGTACAACACGCCAAGCTGATCGGCAATCTCGAACGGATCATCTGTACCGCATTTTCTTTTGTAGTATGATACAAGCCGTTTCACTCGTGCCAGATCGTCCATAATGACATCACCTACTTCTTATAACGCTTGTTCGTATACTTTTCTTTATTTATCATCTTTAGTCTTCGCAACGCGATTTCCAACTCATCTTTAAATAATGCAGCCGCCTCCGGATCCAGGTCCTCGCCATTATAACATGCCGGACCGCTTTCGCCAGCAGTAAGTTTTTCCATGATCCGGTCGAGATCTTTCGCAATGTCCCGTTCGTCCTTTGCAGTCAGCTCCGGGGCTTTTTCTTTCGGCTCTTCTTTGCCAGTCGTGAGGTATTCAACCGTCACACCGAAGTAGTCAGCTATCTTTTGCAGTTTCTCTACCTTTGGAGAATATCTACCTGCTTTCCAGTTACTAATACTTGCGGTTGTTATACCGGTATCTTTGCAGACACGATAAGGCGTCACATTGTGAGCCATGCATAATTTTTCAAAAATATCATACATATATCACCTCAAAATAATTTTGAAATAAAAGTTAAAAACTGTTGACAAACTTTGAAATCAATGCTAATATACAGACATAGCTTTTACATCAAAGCTAATCGGCGGCATTAGCTAAGGGATCTTATATAGTTTTGATTGACACCTTTATTATATTTGAAATCTTAGCTAATGTCAATAGATTAAGGGAAGGAGAAGTGAAAATGTATCAGAAATATGTGGCTTTAAGAGATAAAGCTGGAATTACCGATTACAGGGTTTCGAAAGAAACAGGAATCCCGACATCTGCATTGACAAATTGGAAATATGGAAGATATGCTCCGAAGTTTGATAAGCTTCTGACCCTCGCCAAATACTTCAATGTTCCAGTCGAGTATTTTGCAGACGAGGAGTAACAATCAGGGGAGGTGCAGAACATGGCAAAGAGTTTAACTGACAATGCGATTATCAACTTCCGCTGCGACTTCCACAGATTAAAGGAAATCCTCGGATATGATGACAAGCAGCTTGCGAAGTATCTGGGATGCTCAGAAAGCACGATCGGGAAGCTTCGCAGGGAACCGATGAATGTTAGCGGAAAATATATCCTGTTGGTGCAGGCGCACTTAGCACAGGAAGATGCCAAAAGGTGGGGAGGAGTACTGAAATGAGAGCATTAATTGTAGCAATGTGCCAGAGCGAAGCAAAGCGCCGGATCCGCGCGAAGAAGCGCCAGATGATCGTCCGGACGCTTGTCCGGTACACAGTAAGACTTGCGATTCTGCTGTTTGCATGGCTAGGAATCTTCACTCTTGTCGTACCGTACAGCACGATAGGAGTAGCGATCGTTACCGCGTTTCTGGCGATGGTGCCGATGATGTGGGGAATGGAGGATATGGAATGAAGAAGAGACTGGAAAAGAAAGTTGAGAAGATGCGCCGGAAGAAGGTGCACGAGATCCTGGAAATGGTGTTGGAGATCAACACCACACATCCCAGAAGCTTCGATAGGACTGGGGACAAAGCCACGGCATCCTTCACGTTCTCTGGAGTTGTAGCTTCCGTTGAGGCGGACATTTATAGAGATGGATGGGATTTTGGGAAGAAGATGGATTTCTTCGTGAACGCCTATATGGATACATCCCTTGAAGGCTTACGGATAGAAGATATTAAGTCCAAACTTAAAGATATCACGGAGGAGTTAAGACATGCCGGAAAGATGTGACTGTTGCGGTGCATATCTGGAGGACGGCGGTCTCCTCTGTGAGAAGTGCCGGAAGGATATGAAACGCCGGATCAACCATAGAAATCAGAAAGACGAAAACAGAGTAAAAGAGTTGGAGGTAGCTTATGAATCTGTACGAAATTAACGCCGCACTGATGCAGGCGTATGACGATGCCGTAGATCAGGAAACGGGAGAGATCATCGAGAACGAAGCATACAAAGCCATTGACGGCTTGCAGATGGCACTGGAAGAGAAAACAGAGAACGTCCTGCTCTGGATCAAGAACTTACAGGCAGATGCGGAAGCATTGAAAAAGGAGAAGCTGGCATTCGCAGACCGGCAGGCGAGAACAGAGGCAAAGATCGAGAGCCTTAAGAAGTATGTAGGCGAAGTCCTTGACGGGCAGAAGTTCCAGACAGCTCGTGTATCAGCATCATGGCGAAAATCAGAAGCGGTTGAGTATGTTGGCAATGTGTTTGCACTGCCGGAGAATTATATCAAGTATTCTGATCCAACTGTGGACAAGGCAGCGCTGAAAAAGGCATTGAAGAACGGCGAGGAGATCGAAGGTGCAAGGCTTGTCATTCGGCAGAACCTCCAGATTAAGTAGGTGAGAGCATGGAAGAGAAAAAGAAAATGAGTATCTACGAAACGATCCCGGCTGTTATGGCCGAGATTGGAGCGATCGGAAAAGACAGCTGGAACAAACAGGGACAGGGATTTGCGTATCGCGGAATTGACGCAGTCATGAACGCACTGAGCCCGGCAATGACTAAATACAAAATGTTCGTCATTCCGAAAACGCTGGATCAGAGACGCGAAGAACGCCAAACAGCGAAGGGAAGCACCTTAATCTACTCCATTTGCACTGTAGAGTATACATTCTATGCGGAAGACGGTTCTTCTGTTTCTGCCACGGTGATTGGCGAGGGAATGGATAGTGGAGATAAGGCAACGAACAAGGCGATGAGCGCAGCGTTCAAGTATGCGTGCTTCCAAACATTCTGCATCCCGACCGAGGAGATGAAAGACCCGGACGCAGAGACACCGCCGCCGAGTACGCCGGTATACGCGACAGATCAGATGCGAGACACTTTCCTTGCAGAGTGTAAGCGTATCGGAAAACCTGCAAAAGTGATCCTCAAAATCATCGGAGCACCGTCACTTGCCGAGCTGACCGTAAAGCAGTTTGAAGCGGCTATGAAGTCCTTTAGAAATACGCCATCAGCGCCGACTACACCGCCGGAAAACGTGCCAGACAAAGCAGACGAGGGCTTACCGTGGAATGAGCCAACGAGGTAAATCATATGGAGTGTAATGGGAGACTTAAAGGAGTCGCGAAGGATTGGGTGACGGGAAAGTGGATTATCACCTTTGAGGTGGACGGAGACATCGTAGCCGGACTCGATCAGATGAGGGACAAGCTCCTCACCATCGTAACGAAGGTCTACCGGAAGAAACGGAGTCTTGACGCGAACGGAATGTACTGGAAGCTCTTGGGTGAGCTGGCGGAAGCCTTGAAGGTCAGCAAACCGTATCTCCATAATCAGATGCTAAGACGGTATGGGCAGCTTGAAATGATTGACGGCCAGTGCTTACCGATTCGCATTCCAGACACGGACGAGGCGGAGCGGAAAGCACTGGAAGCAACAGAGTATCATATCCGTCCAACGTCACAGACGATTGAATGGAACGGGAAGCGTGACCGGGTGTATTTCCTTCTCCGCGGTTCCCATGACTATGACACGAAAGAGTTTTCTGAACTTCTCACAGGACTTGTAGACGAGTGTAAGGAGTGTGGCATACCGACAATGACACCGGATGAATTTAACCGTTTGATGGGTGCATACGAAGCGCAGAAAGGACATCATGGCTAAGAAATTATGGAGCATCTTTACCGACGATATGAATCACTGCTACTTTACGGGATCGCTGGAAGTGGAAAGGCACCACGTATTCGGTGCTGCGAACCGCAGCAGATCGGAAGTGTACGGATATGTGATCCCGTTGCACCCGACACTGCACCCAAACGGGGCGATGTTTAAAATAACGAAAGAGAACTTGAAAATTGATAAGTATCTGAAACAGCGCTGCCAGAGAGATTACGAGAAGAAGCATGGCAGCAGAGAGGACTTCATAAAGGAGTTCGGGGAATCATACTTGTAAGGAAATCTTACAAGTTGGAATCAACCTCCAAATGGCACCTTTACATGTCACAGCATCTTATCGAGTGCCATTTTAATACATACCTCAAGCCCCGGATCATTCCGGGGCGGAAAGGAGGAGCAATGAAAGAGAAGGTAGACATGAATCTTGCTATGCTCATCGTGTACAATACGCTGGGCATAGGGAAAGAAAATGCGGTCAGCCGCAGGCAGATCGTGGAATCGACAGGATACCCGGACCGGCTGATAAGGGAATGCATCGAGCGGCTCAGAGAAGAAGAGCCGATACTTTCCGCCACTGATGGAAGTGGCTACTACATTGCTACAGAGGACGCACAGGGAGTCACAGAAGCTGTTGAATGGGTAACGGGGCAGAACCGCAGGGCGAAGTCTATACGGAAGTCATGCAGCGGCGCACAGAAGCTTATAAGCAGAGTACAGCAGATGGAGATGGGACATGAAATATAGTTTTACGATCCACGGACGGCTCAAGGGACTTAATGACTACATAGATGCCTGCCGAAGAAACCCGAAAGGCGGCGGCAGATTCAAGCATAAGGAACAGGCGTGGGTTTCCCTCTGTGTGAGAAATAAGCTCAGGGGGGTCAAGATAAGACATCCGGTCATTATCCATTATCACTGGTACGAACCGAACCGGAGACGGGACCTTGATAACATCGCAGGGTTTGGTCACAAGGTGATTCAGGACGCACTTGTTGAGTGCGGAGTCCTCGCCAATGATGGATGGAAAGAGGTTTGTGGGTTTACAGATACCTTCTCTGTTACAAAGAAAGAACCGTGTGTAACGGTCGAACTGGAGGAGATGGAAGAATGA